AATGTCTTGCTCATAAATACATTCAAGTCTTCTTTTAAGGTTGGCTTAGGTTGTACATATCCATAGTGTAAGATATTACTTGACCGAGTAGAGCCACAACCAGCAATAAGAATTCCATTGTTATCAACAATCTTAGATTCTTTGCTTATTTGAAAACGACCATCATCATCACTAATACGTGAGTCGCATCCTAATACTGACCAACCATCACCTTGAATCGCTACTAGTGTTGTCATTGTCCCCTACCATCCTAGTTAGCCTTTTACTGTAGTCCTTGCACTTCCGCCTGCTTTACCAGTAGCACTTAAACTGCTAAGAATACTTTGTAAATCTGGTCTTTGTGGTTGGAATTGTGGTTGTTGACCTTGCATTGGTTGTTCTTGTCCTGGTTGCATAGGAGGACCTCCTGCAGGAGCACCAGCAGGAACAGGGGACGTTTGCTCAACTGCGTTAGTGGGCGCTCCCACAGGAGGATTCTGTGGTTTAGGTGTGAAGATTTCTTGAATTGCATCTTCTAGTGCTTGTCCCTGTTGACGAGATTTGATTACAGATGCAATCTTAGATACAATCTCGGATACGTCTTGTCCTTGTGAAGCAAGTTGTGGAATAGCCTGTGTGTAGGCAGTAAGCGAACCAAGGAGTGCTGTACGCATCTCTTCAATTTCAATCTTTTCAAGTTCTTGAGTTACGTTAACTGTAAATGGAAGTTCTCTCATAGCCATATCTCTGGAGATTAATTTACCACCAAGTGCTTGTAGCATAAAGATAAGACCCTGTGCAGGGTTAAGACCAGCAAGCATACCATAACGCACATCAGCAGAGTAGTCGCCCTTGATGTCTCTAGTTGGCTTGTATGTAATCTCGTATGGTGAACCAGAATCTACACCACGAATGGTCTTCTCTTCTGGGTAAAGCATTTCATCTACACAGAAACAGATTCTAATTACATCACGAAGTGTTGAAGCAAAGATAGCCTGTGCTGATTTGACCTGTGTATCAAAGGCTCCCATAAGAGCCTGTACGCCTTGACCAGTAATAACTGAAGCGTTGATATTTCCAGTACGTCCTTCTGGATAGCGAGCACCAACTCGCATTTCTTGGTTGAGCAAATTCTGTTCTGTGAATGCGCCTTGAGGTAGTGTAAGTTCTACACGACGAACTCCTGCAGGGTTGGCTGTACGGATAACCGCATCTCCACCAAGTTGAAGTTCCTGCACATCTTGTGGAAGAACGATAGGAGCCTGTACAGATTTCTCTGCAGCCTCCATAGCAAGCAACGCAAAGCGGTTGCGAAGCAATTGGATTCCGAGGATATCATCAAATTGTCCACGAAGTTCTCCATCAACAGATGGCTTACGTGCAACAACAACCATCATTTTACCAAGAGGGTTCTTGGCTTGTGAAAGAATTAAATTATCTTTTTGTGGAATATAGATGATTGATTGTTCATCATCATAATAACGTATCATCTCAACTTGACCATTAAGGTCTTGCTTGTATCCCTCTGGTCCTAATAACTGTCCTGCAAACTCTGGGAACTGTGTTGTAAGTTCTCCAAGTGTAAGCATATATCGTTTGACGAATGCTACACAACGACCATATCGGTCAAACTCAGGATATGAACCAATTGGATTTTCAATGCGAATGCGTGGAAGTTTTGCTTCCTCATCTAATTCAATAACGAATGGAAGGAAACCGTATGTGATATACCAGTCTGCTCCAGAGTACATCTGCACTGCAAGGTCTGAATGTTGGAAATAGTTAGAAGCAATGCGTGTGCGCTTGTCAGCAAAGGTACGTGCTTTATCAGAAACTTGATTGGCAGCAGAACAGTTAACCGCTGGAAGCGGAGCCATTACCTCAGATAAGTCACGAGCAACAACGTCAATGAAGTTGGCTACTACGTTTGTATCTACGCCATCTGGGAAGAAGTCAGGATAGACTTCAGCAATCTTTCCCTTACGAACTGAAAGAACGTCAAGGTTACGTGCATCTCTATCGTGGTTGCGGAAGCGTAGAGATTGAACTCTAGCCGCTACCTGCTCAATGCTTAATGCCATCGTTTTCCTTATCCGTAGTTTTCTGACCATTGGTCAGCAAATGCTTCGTCTAGATTGAGCGAACCTCTATGAGATTTTTGTGCTCTAGTTGCCCATCTGTTCTGCATCCACTTGCTTGAATTGCTGTTCTGTTGCATTAGTTCTCTAACACGTATAATAGCAAACCATAAAGCCATTACACAGTCAGTTGGATTCCTAGTGTCAGGTTTCCAAGTAATAAGTTCTTGCACTAAAGTTTTAATTCCTTCTGAGCCTTCGTTGCTCGGGAGTTCAATCATATTGTTATCTTGAAAGCGTCCATCGCGTGTAGTGCCAAATAGGCTTGCCATAGATGCAACACCAAAACCAACATCCCACTTATTCTTACCAGTGAAGTGCGACTTGAGTTGGCAGCCATACTGCCCTAGCCAATTTCTAAACTCATCATCGAGGGCGTAAGCCTTCTGGTGAGCGTTAATTTCAATACGTAATTCTTGTGGCTTATACTTGATGACCCACTCTTCAACTAAGTCTCTCAGTTTCTGAGGTGTGGTGTCTGTCATATTAACACAGTCAAGTACGTATATCTTGCTATCTGCACGATTGTAGGATACACATACAAAGCCAGAAGCACCTGCCATAGCAGGGTCAAGTCCAATAATGGTATAACAAGATTCTATGTTCTTGGGATGTCCTGGTGCTTTAGGGTTAAGCACGCCACGCTTTCGCATTCCGTTGACGCTTCCTTGGACACAGGCAGGTTGGAAGATTGAGTCGAGTTGTACATCTTCCTGCTGATAGACCATAGCCCAGACAGAAGGAGCAACCTCACTCCTGCGCGTAAATAACGAGGGTCCGTCCCACTTTGGATAAAACCCATCTGCTCCAACTTCATCTACTTCATTCTCTTGGCGTTCAGTCTTAGCCCAAAGTGTTTTCCAGTTATTAGGGTTCTCGTCAAACTCTAATACTGCAGGTTGGGCAAAGTAGGTGAAAGGAGAAGCATCACCAGTCCACTGCTTTGGGTCTCTAATCATTTTATATAAATCTATAGGAGCGACACGGGTTCCTACGATAAGTAGTTTTCCGTGCCGCCCTAAGCGTGTGATAACTTCTTTCTGAAGCCATTCGATTTGCTTTTCCCACTCGTGGGCATTTGAGTCCATCACAACGTCGTCTAGGATAATCAGGTCGGCGCGTGCGCCGTAGATTTGTGAGCCAATTCCCAAGGCTTGCACCGTTGGGTCTTTCTCGCCAGAATCGCGTCCTGCTCCTAAATATATCATATCTGCAGACCACGTAGTGGCATCTGACTTATATCCACCTTGAGGTCCGAAGGCTACTTGCATCTTCGTATAGGCTGGATGGGAAAGGCGTGTCTTGATAGCGCCTAGAAACTTACGTGCCATACCCTGGGTCTTTGAGACAATAATGACTCGGGCGTTAGGGTTGGTGACAATCTTGTGAACTACATAGTTGGTCGTGATGACCGTAGACTTTGCGTGCTCAGGTGGAACGTTAATCAAAATACGATTGTTCCTGGCTGGCTCATATGTCATAGAAGGATGTAGCCAGCGAGGTTCTTTACCCTCTAGTAGGTCCACCCAGTCGAGGTGGTGGTCCCAGAGTTTAGCATCTAGGAACTCTTCACTAAAGTCTTCAAAAGAAATATTTTTCAAATCGGCTAAATCAGCCTGGACTCCCTTGCCCTGAAGTCGGGCTTTCTCTGCCAGCAACTTAAAGGTTGGGTCTGTAAAGGTCCATTGCCGATAGGCAGTCTCAGTTCTGCTGACCTGCTCCATAGCATTCTTAATGGAGGAGCCCTGCCCAAGTAGGGCGATTACCATCTTCTGAGCATCGTCTTTAGATAGGTTCTTGCCTGCCAATTGGTGTCCCTTTTTAACAATCTAACGGTTGGGTCTAACTGCCAAAAAGACAGAACTCACCCAATGATATATATTATATATATTATATATAAGAAGCGTGTGTAGCCTTAAGCGGAACACGCTTCGTGTTCTTATATTTATTTATCTATACATATAAGAAAACCTGTCAAAAACATAGTAAACCGACTTATTTTAGAAAATACTTTCTATATGTGACCAAGGTCACTCTATTACTGTATATAATGTCCTATTTGTATATATTCCCCCCTACTTATATAACAGAAAAATATTGTGGGATACATATAATCTTACGCGTAGGAAAATTCAACAACCCTAGGTCAAACCCAATTATCGACATATCGACACTACCATATCTCTTCCAATGTGATTGAACTTTCAACTACTTATGGAGATGCCTAGATTGTAGATTATAGATTATTTATTATTTATTATGTTTTGGGTACTATCCCCCTAGACGATTACAGGTGGGGGAATTGTCGACAAATCGATTTAGTATAATACTAAATCAATG